GCGGCTCCTACGAGGCTTGTCGTGCCATTGTGGGTCGTGTTGCCCGTCACGGTCAGCGTGCTTTGCGCGGTCAGCGGCGGCGCAATGGTGACGCCAGCGCTGCTGATCGTCAGCCGTGCGACCAGCGACGCGCTCGCCTGCGTGTTGGTCGAGATTGAAATCTGCGTGCCCTGGTTCGTGCCCGACCAGTTCTCGGTTGCTTGCGAAGCGATCTGCCAGCCGATGCCGAACGCGCTTCCCCCATATCCGTAGCCCTCGATCACGCCGAGGTTGTCGGCGTTCTGCGTCGGCTGCATCGTCGCGCCCGTGCCGCGCGCATCGCGGAACGAAAGATAAGGCGTGTTGCCGGTGCCGAAAGCGTCGAGCAGCATCGTCGTGTTGACGGTGTCCGCGCCGGTTAGCTCGTGCAGCATCGAGCGCCCGGTTGGCGCGGCGGGAACGGCGGCGGCGTTCGTGTTGATGGTCACCGATCCCGTCAACGTCCCGCCCGTGATCGGCAGCACTTGTGACCATGTTGCGTTGAGCCGACCATAAGTCTTGCCGTCACTCGGCGCGTCGGGAATTCCGCCCGATGCCGCTGCCGCGCCCTGAATGTAGAACAGAAGGCGCGCATTATTGGCGAGGGTGCCGCCGCCGTTCGTGTAGCTAACTGGGAACTGCCAATAGGTCGTGCCGTCTACCGGCGCTCCGGTCGTTTTATAGTCGGCGAAGTTTGCGCTGTTGCCCTTGTCTTGCACGACTAGCGTTGCGCCCACCTGAACGGCTTGCAGGTAACGCCGAACGTCAGTCCCGCCGTTGGTGACGTTGTTTACATAGAGTGCCGTTGCCGCAGACAGCGTGGCATTGTTGGCGCGGATATCGCCCGAAGCGGGCGGCGGAGTTGTGCCCGTGTCGAAGGTGTATTCTATCGCTACCGAAGCCGTAGGCGTAGCAAACTTTCGCCACACCGCCGCGCCGGTCGTCGCGTTAGAACAGATATACCACTCATCGGCGATCTGATCGTGCCAGCGGTTTCCCTCCCGCGCACCAGCCGTCGTGGCATCGTCGGTGGCGGTCGGCGGCCCAGCGGCGATGAAGACGACCTCGTTGCCGCCGAGGCTGGCGGGCCAATGCGCGGTCATACGTGTTCGAACCCGGCGCCGAGGCGCACGATGTAGCCGCTTGTAGCCGTGGCAACGGTGAGGTTAGCGGCGGCTCCGTCGATCGTATCGGCTCCGGTGCGCGCGATCGTCAGCGCGTTCCCGCTGCGGTTCTTGTAACGGACGAACCAGTTCCACGGCACGTCGCTCGACAGCGGCAGCGTCCATGTGTTCGTGCCGCTCGAACAGACAAGCAGGCTGCCTCGGTCCTGGCTGACCATCTGATAGGCCGCGTTCTGCAAGACCGCTTGAATCCCGAGCAGCGCATCAAGATCGGCGAACGCCGCCGAGCCAAGGAACGCGCCCAGCGGAACACGATCGGGGTCCGGAACGCCGATCCCCTGCGTGCCCCCCGGACCAAGCGCGACCATCGACGCCAGCGAAGACGCCGCCAATCCGGCTTGCTTGATAGCGTCGGTGTCCGCGTTGACGGCCTCAGTGACGACGTTGGCAACGTCGTTGAGGTCGGGCACGAAGACCGTTCTGTGCCCGCCGTTCGCATAGTCGTTGTAGGTGCGCGCGGCGAGCCGCGCCCTGGCGTCTGCGCTCATAGGACTTCCTCCGCTTCAAACGCTGCCGAGTGGATTTTCCATGTCAGCCTCTTCAACGGGTCCATCTTGCGCAGCCGCGCCAGCATGTTCCGCTTGAAGAAGTATTGTGAATCCATGTCGGGGATGACGACGATCTGCTGACTGTTCCTGGCGACCCGCTGGATTTCCAAGACGATGCCGTAGGCTTCCTGATCGACCAGCGCGCCGAAGGAGAAATTGAACACGCGCGCACTCGGGCGCGGATCGTAATAGAGCACGCCGCCGAGCGACATTTCTTCGATGTCGCGTGCCTCCCAGATGATCGTAGAGCCGTATTCGAAACTGTGCGGCGGCTTCCAAAGCTGCCCCATCCACAGCCGCGAAGCCTGGACATAGCCCGCCGTGTTCGCGGTGTCGGTCAGGTAAACCGACCAGTAACGGGCCTGATAGTTCGCGCCCGCGTCGTGCCAAAGGCCAGCGGGATAGCCCGCGACTTGATTCGGGTCGATGACCTGTCCGTTCCACCAGTTGTCGTATTCGAACTCCAGATCACCGGGCAGGAAGACGGGCGGCCACACCTGCAGGGTCCCGCTGTCGTAAACGTCGTTCCCTCCCGCCGTCGTGCCCGCCGTGATGCGATAGGTCGCGTTGATGGATAGGTTATGCCGGACCAGCGCGATCAGACGGATGTTGACGTTCGTCGCCAGAAGGTCGATGCGGAATTGCGTCGAAGCGGCCAGGGCATTCGTCGAGCGCGCGACTTGCGCCATCAATACCTGTTGCAGATTAGTCAGGGGAAGCGTCGAGACCCAGGAGCCACCGGAGAGGGTCGCGGCGTCGGACAGGTTGGAGTAGGAAATGCCGATCGTCTGCATGGCGGCACGCTAGCCCCAAAGATCAAGCGTGAGTTCGTTTTTCCGGCCGTCGCTTCCGATACCGACTACCACGAACAGGCGACCCGCCGAATAGCCCAGGCGAGCGGTTTGAACTTGAATGATCGACCCGAGCTCGATCACCGCCTTGGTCTCGTCGAGCCGCACCGTCGCCCGCACATAGTCGCGGCGGACCTTGAAGAGGCTGAGAACCCGAGTAGCCTCGGTCTGGGCATCAGCGCCCGCCGTGCCGCCGACCAGCATCGTGTCGCGGTATAGCTGCGCCGCCAGGAGATGCGTGGTCAGGACCGAAGTGTCCTGCACATTGATCGTGCGGAAGTCATTGGTCGCGTCCGCCACCGCCGCCGCGCTCAGCGCCCCGTTCACATCGTTGATCCCGAGGACGCCGGGATAGTGCTTGTAGCGAAGATAGACGCTGTAGACCGGGACGCCCGCCGTCTGGTCCGCCGTCGCCTGACTGTCGATGTCGATCAGGTCTACATCCTGAAAGGTCGCCACCGGCGTGCCGGTCGGCGCGAGCAGTTGTCCGATCGCCCAGGTGCCGATGCGGGTCGGCACCAGCCACGCGCCAGCGGAAAGCAGCACCGCATCGCACGCCGCCTGCACCGTGTTTCCGACGCCGATCGTCGAAGTAATGATAGGTTTCAGGATCGTCGATTGCGGAATGACGGAACTGGTCTGACCGCCGCCGCTCACCTGACCGATGTAGATCCCGCATTCATACGGAAACGCCGTGTCGAGCGCGGCGAAACTGGAATCGATCGCGCCGGCATTGATCCCGCCCTTCGTGGTCAGGAGGCGCTTCACGATCCCCGCGACCGTGTTGACATAGCCGCCGTTGTTGTCGCCGCGCACGTGCGCCGTGACCTTCTGCGCTAGCGCGCCCAGGCGGAACAGGCCGAGGGCAACGCACGTCGAGAAATTGCCCGGCGCGGGCTGATTCCCCGGCAATTGCAGCGCCGCCAGAGTAGGGAAATCCTGCCAGTAGGTCAGGGGACTGCCGCCGTCGTTGACGGCATCGATCGCCTGCACCGGCCCATCATGCACTTGGTAGATCAATTGCCCGGTATTGCACATGACCGCCGGGACGTGAAAGACATGCCCGTAAACCAGCGGCTTTGCCTGACCGACGATATCGTTCGGCGTCCCCTCTTGCCCGCCCATGTAGCTAGGCGTTCCGGTGATCGTCGTGTTGGTCCCGGCATAGAGATTCTGCTGGATCGGCACCGACAGCAGCATCAGGTTGTCGCGCAGCCGGAGCGTGACCTTGGAGGCGGAAACCTCGGCCTGCTGGATCGTGCCGTTGATGAAAACGGTGAACCCCGACGGATAGCTCGCGGTCTGCTGGCCGACCAGCACCAAGCAGGGCCGTCCGTCCATCCCATAGTTGAGCAGCGGCGACAGCGCCTGATCGGCGTTGTTGAGAACGATTTCCCCATAGCCGGCGGTAGAGCCGCCCATCACCCGCGCATCGGAAAACGCGGAGCGGGTGAAGTTACATGGTTGGACGATCCTGGGCTCGTAGAGCGTGTTCGCCGGGGTCTCGCTCGGCTGCGTCACATAGCCGATGCCGGAACAATAGCGCAGCGTCCTCGTCCCCGGCAGGGATGGATCGTAAGCGGTGATCTCGACAAGGTAGATGAGGTCAGCCACGGCCTTTTTGTGCGCGCAACAGCACCAGCGTGCAAAGCCTTCGCGCAAGCTCCATACGCTCGTCGCCGCCGCATTCGACCGCCAGCCGTCCCAGAAGGTCGGCTAAGATCAGCACCGTGTTGCCGATCGGCACGCTGCCGAACCTGCTGGAAATAGCGTCCATCATCAGCCTTGCCTGTCCGAGTTGCAGCGCCTCGGTCACCGCGTCCTCGGTATTCTTGACCATATCGGCAACGGTGGTTTCGATGCTCATTGCGCCACCGCGCGCCGCAGCACCGCCCGCATGTCTTGAATGTCGGAGCGCAACAAGCGGAGTTCGTCCCGCAACGCGATGCCGACCTCGGCCACGGCACCAACCACGTCCGGGCCCTCTTCCTTGTTGCCTGGGGTCGCGGAAACGCCCAGTCGGCCACTGGCGTCGCGGCCCAGCGGCATGATGGCTTCCGGGCCGGCCTCCCCGAACAAGGCCATGGGGGAATATGTAGGGGATTGGAAGATGCCGCCGCGCGCATAGGGGAATACGAGACCGAGAGCGCCGCGCCCGACATTCTCGCCGCCGCTGGTCCCGGTGTAGCCGCCAGCAAGCGTGCTGAGATAGCCCGTCTGCGTCACTGATTCGTTGTAGATAAGCTGAAAGATGTTATCGAGCGTGTCGCTGATGTGCACGACGATCGCCTCGTTCGTGCTCACGTCCTGCTCGACCTGTTTAACGATCGAGGTCGCGTCGATGATGGCGTCGCCGACCGTCGAGATGGATTGCGTGATGCTCTTGGTCGCATCGGCTGGCAGGTTCGCCAGCGCCCAGACCTGATTGAATTCGTCAGTCGTCAGCCCATCGAGCGCTTGCGAAACCGCCTGCCTGAATGCGGCGTTGTTCGGCAGATCATTCAAATACTGGACAAGCTGCGTCTCGCTTATGGTCAACCCGTCGAGCGCTTGCGTCACGTCCTGCTTGAATTGCGCATCGTCGGGAAGGCCCGCGATGTTGCCGATCTGCGTTTGCTGGTTGCCTGTCAGCCCATTGAGATTCTGATCGACCGTCTGCGTGTTGGTGTCCGCTGCCGGCATCTGTGCGATCGACACGACCTGCGCGAACTGATCCGGCGTCATCCCGTTCATGATCTGGTCGATGGTCTGAATGACCGTATCGTCCATGCCTTGCACGGCCAGAAGATGATTGAATTCGGCGGTCGATAGCTGCCGCCCCATCTGCTCCTCGATGGTGTGCAGGATCGTCTCGGTAACTTGGAGCTTGTTCAGTTCGTCGGCTGGAAGCGCGTTCAGTTCCTCGGTGATCTTGCGGATGACGGCAAGCTGCACATCGACGTTGATCGACCCGCCCATGTCCTTTAGCTGCTGCAGGATTTCCTTGAGATAGTTCTCGGTCGCGGGCAGACCGGTCAGGCTTTCCTTCACGAAGGCGACGACGTCCTGATAACCGCCGGTGGAGCCATACATCGACTTGGCGGCCTGCAGGAGCGCGTCGGCGTTGCTGGTGATGTTGCCGAGCGCGGTCTGGTCGCCGCCCTGGGCGAGCGTCAATTGCTGCCCGAAGATTTCCTTCGCCGCCGCCAGTTGGTTCTGCGGCGATGCACCGCCCGCAGGCGTCGCGTTCAGTTTGTCGATGTAGGCCTGGATCGACTGCCCCGCCGTGTTCGTTGCCGTGACGGTCGCCTGCGTGGTCGCCTGCAGGTTGTCGCGCTCTTGCTTCTGCGCCGCCGACAGATATTGCACCGCCTGCGTGACCTGATCGGAGGTCGCGCCCAAAGCCTGCAATTGCGTCGCGAGCTTCTGCGCGTCCTCGTATTGCCTCTCGATCAGCGCGGCCATGTCGGATTGCGCCTTGATCGCCGGATCGTTGACCCCCTGGGCGGCCAGAAGCTCTAGCTGTGCATTGACTGTCAGTTGGCGGATGCTCTCGTCGCGGGCCGCCGCCGCCGCCTGCGCCTGTTGGTCCAGCGCCGCCTTGAGATCGTTCACCCAAACCGCCGTATCGTTGGCAGACAGGCCGAGCGCGGTCAGGTTGTCGGACAGGGTCTTGAGCGCCGCCGTGCTGTCGATCTGCTGCTTGATGACCTGGGCCTGATAGGTCTGCCCCCGAGCCGTCGCCGCATCGACCTGTTCCTGCAACGCGGTGGCGGTCGTCTGCTGCACGATGGCCTCGGCGGCGTTTTTCCTTTGCAGGTCGAGCGCGTCCGAAAGCATTTGCACGTATTTTGTAACGTCGTCTGCGGTGACGCCCAAGCTCTCAAGCTGGGTTTTTAGCTGATCTAGCGCGGGCTGCTTGCCGATATCCATTTGCTTGAGCGCTTCTGCGGCTCCGCCCCCGCCTTGCGCTTGGTCGTATGCCTGTTGCACGGCGTTCTCTGCCGACTGAATGGCTACCTGCTGAGCATCCCTGACCTTCTGCACTGCATCGGCCTGTGCAGCGCTCAGCTTGTCGGTGGCGAGGCCATACTGATTCGCCTGATCGATCGCCGCTTGGTAGCTCGCATTCAGCGAATCGATCTGCGCTTGATACTGGTCGGTCGTCTTCGTCAGATTCGCGACGTTCGTGTCGTAAGTGTTCGCAACGTTGATGAGATTCTGCAATTGATCGGCTGACGTTATCTGCCCGCCCATGTGCGCCAGCGCGGTCGCGATCGACGTTCCTGCCGGTCCCTGGAATTGCAGTTGATTGAGACCGGCGGCGAACGTGCCCGCTTGTGCGACCCGGTTGCCGCCGCCCATCGTCATCATGCCGCTGACGGTGATCCCGTATTGCTGCATGATCTGGTTGAACTGCTGGATGCCCGCCGTCGCATCGGAAACGGCAGACTTGAGCGCGGCGGTGTCGCTGCCTCTCGCTTGCGCGATCCCAAGCTGCCCGCCCTGGCCCTGGACCTCGACGTCCCAGGCCATGTGCTTCGGCCCAGGACCGATCAGCCCGCCCAAGCCACCGCCAGCCGCGCCGCCGATCAGGCCGCCGATGAGCGTCCCGATGCCGGGAACGATCGAACCGATTGCTGCGCCAGCGATGGCACCGGTTGCTGAGCCAATATTGCCGCCGAGCGGCTTACCGCCAACGAGGCTGTTGAGCAGTGAGCCAGCGGCGAATCCAGCCCCGGCTCCGCCAAGCAATCCGCCTAGCGTCGTGCCGCCAGCTAGCGGAGCCCCGGACACCGTGGGTCCGAAAAGCCCGCTTCCTCCGATCGGCGTCGATAGAATCCCGCCGATCGATCCGGTCGGACTGAATATCCCGGCACCGCCCGTGCCACTGCCGAGCCAGCCAGAAATCGTGTTCTTTAGGCCCGTTATCCCCAGACTGTCGGACAGATTGGCGAGGCCGAGCGCGTTGGACAAGCCACCGAACATGCCGCCGCCACTGTCGGCAGACGATCCAGCAACAAGCTGGCCAGCCGAATTGATGGTGCCGATGACTTGCCCCGCGCCGCCTGTTCCCCCGCCGCCGGGTTGGCTGACACCGAATAGGCCCGGCATCGAGCCGACGATCTGCGTCGTGATCGGCAGCACGATATTCGCCGACAGGGCCTCGACCGCGATCCGCTTGAACAGCGTCTTGAAATAATCGACGAACGTCGAGCCTTTGCGGTCGTTCGTCAGCGCATCGAAGAACGCGGTCGAAACGTCGTTGGCGATCTGCTCCGCATGGTGCTGGATTTCCTCGCCGTATTTCTTGAGAGCTTCGGTCTGCTGCTTCTGCGCTTCGTCGTAATTCTTCATCGCGTCGATCGCGCTTTGCTGCGCGGTGACGTTGGCAACGATGGCGTCGCGCATCTTCCATTGCGCGTCCGTCAGGTCGTCGGTGTCGGGAATGCCAGCCTCGGCGACCTTGTTCCAGGCATCGTTCATTGTCGTTTGCTCTTGGATCGCCGCCGTGCCCTGCTTGTGCACTTCCAGCAGCTTTTGCGCTTCCTCCGCTGCGCGCGCCGTCGAATCGACGACTTCCTCCATTTTCTTTGCCGCAGCTTCGGCGGCCTTGTCGTGATGTTCCTCCGACTTCGCGATCTGCTCTAACGTGTCGGCATACTTTTTCCCGACTTCGGTCGCGGTCGCATGGATGTCCGCGAGCTTCTGCGCCTTGGTCGCAGCATCCATGCTCGGATCGATCTGAATGTTCGCCGCAGCCTTGTCGAGCGCGGCCATGTCGTCGTCATATTTTTTCTTCGCCGCTGCGCGCTTGTCGTATTCGAGCTTGAGCTTGTCGGTCGCTGCTTCCTGCGTCGCCTTGAAGTTCCGCGTGTATTGGTCGTTAGCGTCGTCGTCAGCCTTTTGCTGCGCGTGCAGCGAGTCCATGACCATTTTCGAACGCTCGTCATACAGCGGCGCTAGCTTGGCGTTCAGGTCGGCTTGTTGCTTCAACAAGTCATCGACGGTAGGGACGCCTAATTGACGTTCCATCCAATTAGGCTGCGGGTTCTTCGCAATCTGGCCCTGGACCCAAGCCAGTTGGTCGGTTAAATCTCTGATCTTCTCGAAATTCTTCTCCATCGAATCGACGTTGCCCGTCGCCGACAGCACTCCCTGCGCCGCCGCAGCGGCGGCAGTGCCGATGGCCTGCCACAATCCCGCGATCGCCTGCGAAATGTGGAATGTCTTGTCGATGGCGACGTTGAACTGCTCGATACCGACCTGCGCCGAGTCATAGGCTCGGCTCATTGTCACCGGCATTTTGGCGAACTGATCGTCGATCTTGCTGGCGGCCCCGCCGATCGCGGTCTCGATCGCCTCGCCGGTCAGCGTGCCCTGCTTCGCCATCTGCGACATTTGCCCGACCGACAGGCCGAGCGCGTCGGCCATGTCCTTCGCCAGCGCTGGCATCTCGGTCAAGATCGTGCGGAACTGGCGCGCGTTCATATGCCCTTGCTCGAACGCAACCGAAATCCCGCTGGCTACGGTGTCGATCTGCTGCGCGGTCGATCCGGAAACGACCCCGGCTTCTTGAATGGTCTTGATGAGACTCTGCACTTGATCGCCGGTCGCACCGATCTCGCCCGACGCGACCGTGAATTTTTTGAACATATCGATCGACGTGCTCAAGGCGGTCCCGGTGCTCGCCGATTGCGCTTCAAGCTTGTCGAACGCTTCGGCTGCCAGATCGGCCGACCCGGTGAGTGCCGTCAGTTGCGCGATGAACGCGGTGTGCTGATCCCCGGCCTTGACGATCTCGGCCGCGTATTCACCGGCCTTCTCGGCCAGCTTTTCCAACATGATGCCAGCGGCGGTGCCGCCGGTAACGACCGAGGCAAGGCCGCCGGCCAGGGGATTGATCCCCGAGATGAACTTGGTGAAGCCTTTCAGCGCGCCATCGACGGCGTCGCCCATGCTGTCGAATGACTTGTTGACATTGCTGACCGACGCCTGCATCCCGCGCGCCGCGTCGTTCACCGCGGAAAGCGCGTCGTTCAGTTGCCGCCGCAGGTTTTCGGTGGTGGCTTCGACCTGAATCAGCAGCTTGCCAGCGTCGACCGTGCCGCTCATGCCGCTTCACGCTCCCGCGCCTCGGCTGCCTCGCGCTCCATTTCCTCTTGCGCCATGGCGATCAGCCGGTCGTAGTCTTCATCCGGCAGCGGCAGCCTGCCTTCCGGCTTCCCGCCGCGCGTCTCGATGTAGCCCATGATCCCACGCGAAACCTCTTCCAGCGTCGCGTTCCAGAACTGGTCAGGCGACCAGCGCAGCCAGCCGAGCCCTTGTTCCATGAGCCGCTCGTAGGGCAGGCATTGCGGCTCTACCGGGGGTTTTCGTGTTCGGTGCCCTCGTCGGAAGCGGGCTGGCCGACGTCCGAACTCATGCCGTTGAGAACGAAGGTCAGCACGTTCCCGGAAACATTGGGCGAGCCTTCATCGAAGATAAGTTGCGGAAGGTCGGCCTCGCGCGGAGCGTTCGGCAAGCCGCGCACCATGATCGCAGTCAGCGCCGCAAGCTCGGCCTGGGTGACTTCCCCGTTTTGCAGGCGGCGCAGCAGAACCAGCGCCGCGCCGAACCGGCCCTCGATGCGGGCCAGTTTGTCCATGGTCGGGCGCACGGTATAGCTGTGCCCGTTGAGGACAAGCTCACTTTCCTTCCGGTGCTTGTTCGGAACCACCATGGGCTAGCTCACCCCGGAACGTAATTTATGACGCCGCTGGAGACGAGCGTTGCGGTGAAGGTCTGCGCTTGGTTGTAAACGCCGTTGATCGTAAATGTCGAGATCGCGAACAGCCCTTGGAAGATGCCCGCGCCGCTGTAGTTGATCTGGTAGGGCAGCAGCGTCCGGTCGCGCGCCGACGTTTCCAGGATGATCTGCATCGCGTCGTTGGTGATCACGCCGTCGAGCTGGACCGTCATTTCCTTGTTGCCGGCGTCTGGCATGAACTCCACGTAGCCCTGCGACAGCGCGTTGGAGATATCGACCGGGTTGTTGTTGTAGGTCGCATTCGTGGTGCGGCAGCCGCCGATGAGGGTGAAGGTCGATCCGCCGGTCGTCGAGACTTTCAAGAGCGCGTCCCGACCGCGATAGCCGGTGGTGTAGGTTTGGGGTGTTACGGCCATGTTGGAGTTTCCTTTCTCAGTGCCAGTGTTTAGCTAACCACGCGCCGCCGACTTCGGGCTGCTTCGGCAGTCCATACCACATCTCGACGCGCGTTCCGTTCGGCGGCGGGCTGCCTCGCAGGCCCGGTGCCGACCAGATGATTTGATGCGGCTTGAGCGTCTGCACCCAGCGCCAGGGGATGCGCCGCTCGGTCAGCACGTCCTGCAAAAGCCCCTGGTCGCCATGGTAGGGGCCGACGCCCGAATCATAGCGCGCCATGATCGCCTTGGGATCGACGTTGATCGCCTCCCAAACGCAAGAGAGATCGACCCGCGAAAGCAGGAACGACGAATTGACCCATCCGCGCATCAGGTCCCAGGAGACGACCAGCGGTTCGGGGATCGACGCCAGTTCGTCGATGTTGCCGCAGATCACCGTATCGAGGTCCATGTAAAGCAGCGGCCCGGTGAACAGGCCCGGGCGGTAGATTTCCAGCTTCGACCAGTATTTCGGCCAGCGCTTTTCGAGCGGGATCACCTCGATGCCCTGGTGCTTGCCATCGCTCAGGCAGACGAAGCGGTGCGGCAGCGTCAGGTTGCGGGCGACGGCGCGGGCGAGCTTGCCGACATAATCGGCGCGATCATACATGCCGCCGGTCTTGTGCACGCACGCCACCGTCAGCGGATCGTCGCCCAGCGACGGCGGGACGTTCGGCTGTTCGTATTTCGGCGGTTCCGGATCGTCGCACGCCTCGGCGGTGCCCTCGGAAATGAACTTGGCGCACCATTCCATCGGCAGGTCGGCCATTTCGCCAGCGATGAAGTAATAACCGCGTCGGCTGTCCGGATCGATCCAAGTGCACAGGCTCGTTGCCCTGATCCACATCGTCAGGGCACCGTCACGATCGCCAGGAACCGAACCCAGCCGTGCCGGGTGAGGTTGTCAACGTCGATCATCAAGTCTTCCTCGACGAATTGAATATCGACCAGCGTCACGCCTGCGGGGACCGGCAAATCGACCTCATCTATCCGATCGCGCACATCGGCAAGTAGCTGACGCGCTTCCTTGTAACCGTCATAGCGCGACCAGATGTGGATTTCGACCGTTACTTGCTCGCCGCGCACGAGCGCCGATTTCCAGGCCCGCGAAGTGCCGCCCACGATTTCGATTTGCGGATAGGTGGCATTGTCGGGAACCCGGTCGAACACGCCCGCGCCAATCGGCGGGGCCGCAGTCAGGACCGAATAGACGGCGGTTTGCAGGGCGGTGCCCGCGTCCATCTCAAGACCCGTCCGAGGCTCGCTGCAGGGCCTCTTCCACCGCGTCGCGCTGCGTGTCGATGATGTCCTGCCCCTGATGGATCAGCGCCGGCAAAATGAACGGCTGCGCTCGCGTCGCGGCGTGCCGCCGCCGCACGGCCCGCACCCGGCCAGCACCGCCGAGGCCTGGGGTGCCAGCGCCCAGGCCGCTCGTCCCCTTGGTCCCGAACTCGGTGAAGTGGGCCCGCCATCCGGCCAGCTTCCATTGCCGGGGAAACTGGCTTTTCGACACGCCGACGAAGACGGTGAGGCCGTTCTTGGCGGTCTTGAGACCGATGGCTTGCTTGAGCTTGCCGCTCCGCACCGGCACCGAATTGACCATCTCGTCGTAAAGGTTAGATCCCGACGAGAAGATCGACCGCTGCAGCATCAGCGTGCAATCGTCTGGCAGCCGAGAGAGGAGCTTCCGCGTCCTCACGTCTTCCTTGACGGTCCAATCGCCGATGATCTTCACAGCGCGACTCCAGCCTCGGCCTTCAAGACCATGTAGAGCGATCCGGTATCCGGCAGGTTTAGCGCCCGCAGATTATACTGGCGCGAGCCCTGGGTATCGCCGCCGCCCATCGGCGCGACCGGCCATACGATCCGCATCGTCGAAACCAGATCGGTGCGGCGGCGGATGGTGAAGAGGTAGGTCTCGACCAGGGCGATGCCGCCGCCTTCGATCTGCTCCGCGCCGCGGATCGCCATCGGGACGACCTTCGCCCAGGTCACGCTGAACAGGTTCCAGGCCTTCGCCTGCCCGCCCATGCCATCGCCGGTGGATGAAACCGCGTCGATCCGAATGCGCTCGCGCAGGTTGCCTATTTCTGCGGTGGCGGCGCTGGTGATCGAAAACGGATTACGCGCCATCGTTCGGATTCTCCCAGCCGATGTCGAGGACAAGCTCGACCCCACGACGGAAGGATGCAAGCAGCGCGCGGCCTGGGTCCTTGTCCAGCTTGATGCCGCCGCTCTCAAGCTCAAGCAGCACCGTGACGATTCCCGCCGACAGCGCCTCGGTCCAGAGCCCCACGCGCTCCGCAATCACGGGCGCGCTGGCGAGCAGCCGCCACGAGTGCAGGAACATCATGCCGCTGACGGAGGGATCGGAAAACTCGACGTTCTCCACGGTGACGCCGCTGTCGAGAGCGATCCTGGCTTCGTTGTCGGGACCGATCGAAAGGATGCGGCCATGCGCATCGACGCCAAAGGCATCGCGGAACACGACCCTATCGTTCGGCTTGGCGGCGGGCTCAGTCGGCATGGTGCAGCCACCGCCACCAGTTCGACCAGGGATGCACCGGGCGGAACCACACCACGTCCGGGCCGATTTGATATCTCGGGATCATGTCATCGACCGCCGCGCGCACCGTCGGATAGCTGATGTCGTGCCCGGTGATCCAGCCTTCGGCCTTGATCTTGGGCAGCCACGCGAGGATGTCCGTCCGCACTGCGGCCTCGGAGTGGTCGGCGTCGATGAAAACGAAATCCATGCTGGCGTCGGTCACCGCCTGGGCCGCCTCGACGCTCAGCGCCTCGATGTAGCGAAAGCGGTCGGCATAGGGCGCGAGGTTGACCTCGGCCACCGATTTGAGATGCGCGTGATCCCAGTTCAGGAAATCGTCGGGGGCGTGCCCCGGGAAAGCGCGGCGGGCGTCAACACCGACCATGTGCAGCGATGGATTGTGTTGCAGGAGATATTGCGAGGTTTCACCGCTCGACAGGCCGATTTCCGCCCCGCGCCGCCATTCGAACCTTTCCACCAGCAACGATAGAAACTGACCCCGCGTCCAATACGGCGGCACGATCGTAGGGTTGACCGTCGGCAGCATCCAAGCGGCGTCTGGCAAAAACACCACGTCACAGGACCCGGTATCCGTCGAGCATGTCGGACACGCCTTGCGGTATCTGCGCGGGCGGACCGAACGCACCCCGGTTCTCGTAATAGATCGAGATCATCATTTTGATGGCGGTCCGCAGACCTTCCTCGATCGGACCGTTGAAGCCGGCGGTGTAGTCGATCTGCACGACGCCATGCCCGCCGTAATAGCAGGCGGGCCACGCCATGCCGATCGCAGGCTCAAGCCGCAGCATCGGCCCGAACGGGATGGTCCGGTATTGATCCTGTGTCATCACCTGCCACACGCCGCCAGCGTCCATGTAGCGCAGTTGATCGACCGAGATGACCGGCGCGTGCTCAAGCAGGAAGCCAGGGCGCTCGATGCT